GTTCAAATGTTTGGGTTGAACATACAGGAACAGCAGGTACTTTAGTATTTCAACTATCAAAAACTGCCACTTATAGCACAGACTTAGGACAAGTATAATGAAACTTATCAGAGAATCCATAGAAAATGTAAAGTATCTTGTTGAAAAAACAGAAGACGGCAAGAAAAAACTTTTCATTGAAGGAACATTCCTTGTTGGCGATGCAGTCAACAAAAACAATCGTATGTATAAAATGGACACACTTCGTAATGAAGTTGCTCGTTATACAGAAGAATTCATCAACACCAATCGTGCGCTTGGTGAATTAGGCCATCCAGATACACCATCAATTAACCTTGAGCGTGTATCACATAAGATTGTATCTTTAAAAGAAGATGGCAATACTTTCTATGGCAAAGCACTTATTCTTGGTACACCATATGGTCAGATTGTTGAGAATTTTATCAACAATGAAATCCAAGTTGGTGTATCTTCCAGAGCCCTTGGTTCTCTACAACAGACCAAAGAGGGTTACAATTTGGTACAAGACGACCTAAAATTAGCTACAGCAGCTGATATTGTTGCCGACCCATCGGCACCAGGTGCGTTTGTCCAAGGTATTATGGAAAACAAAGAATGGATGATGATTGACGGCAAATTTGTAGAGGCAGATTTTGACCGCACAAAGAAAACAATTCAGAGGGCTTCCAAGGCACAATTGGAGGAAACCGCTCTTAAATTATTCGAAAACTACCTCAGAAAACTTTAATTTTATAAATAAGAAATCATAAGGAGATTCCTAATGGCAACATCAAAACTCATGGAAGCCGCAGCAGATATTCTCGCAGGAAGCAAGAAGTCTGCACCAGCTATGCCTGCTGAGAAATTAGCAGCAGAGATTCACGATGCTGGCGGTCCAACACCACAAAATTATAAAAACGATGATGATTCTGCAAAGATTACACCATCGTCTAAGAGTGCTACGGCACCAACAACGAAGCCTTCTGATGCTTCTCCAGATACTCAGCTTAAGATGAAAAAAGAAGAAGCTGAAACTGAAGAAGAAATCATCGCTGAAAAGTCCCATGAAATGGAAGACGAAGATGATAAAGAAGATAAAAAAGAAGAAATGAAGAAGAAGATGAAAGAAGATGTTGAATCTCTCTTTGCTGATGATTCTACCATTTCTGAAGAATTCAAAACTAAAGCTGCTACGATTTTTGAAGCTCGTGTTCTTGACCGAGTTAACCAAATCGAAGAAGAAATTGAGGCAAAATATGCCGATATGCTTTCTGAAGCAGTTGACCAAATCAAGTCTGACCTAACCACCAAAGTAGATGACTATCTCAACTATGTTGTTGAACAATGGTTAGCAGATAACGAAATTGCAATTGAGTCCGGCCTCCGTGCTGAACTCACCGAAGAATTCATTGCTGGTCTACGCAACCTCTTTGCTGAACATTATATCGATGTTCCTGTTGAGAAGGTTGACCTCGTTGATGAGCTTGCTGGTAAAGTTGATGAACTCGAAAGCAAACTCAACGAAGAAATTGAGCGTGGCATTAGTTTTGCCAAAGCTCTCGTAGAGTCCCGCAAGAGTGAAATTACCCGTGAAGTTACCGAAGGCCTCACAACTACACAAGCTGAAAAAGTAAAACAGCTCGCAGAGAGCGTTGAATTCTCCACAGAGGAAGAATACAAAGAGAAGCTTGAAACAATTCGTGAGAACTATTTCCCATCTGGTGTTAAACAAGCAGATGAGGGTCAACTACACGAGCAGGTAAATGATGCAGAAGCAGGCGAGAAAGCAAAATCAACAATTGCTGACCCATTCGTTGCTGCTGTATCTCAAGCAATTTCTAAAACCAAAATTTAAGTAATAATAATTAAGGAGACTTAAATGTATTTGTCCGAAAATCTACAAAAGAAATGGGAAGGCGTTCTGGATCACCCGGATCTGCCGAAAATTTCTGACCCATATCGTAAGGCAGTTACGGCTGTCATTCTCGAAAACCAAGCTACTGAAATGCAAAAAGCATCCGGTATGCTTATGGAAGCCACGCCGACCAACTCGGCATCAGCTGGTGGTACGCAAACCGGTTTCTCTGGTTCTGCTACAACTCCGGTTGCTGGTTTCGATCCAATCCTGATTTCGTTGGTTCGCCGTTCGCTGCCAAACCTAATCGCTTATGATGTAGCAGGCGTTCAGCCGATGACTGGTCCTACGGGCCTGATTTTTGCTATGCGTACCCGTTACGCAACGCAAGGTGGTACAGAAGCTTTCTACAACGAAGCTAATACCGGTTTCTCTGGTCTTGGTACCGCACAAACAGCAATTTCTGCTGGTTCTTTGCCAACTGAAGTCTTTACTTCTAACGCTTCGCCAGTTGCTGCAATGTCTACGGGCCGTGCAGAAGCTCTTGGTGATGGCCAAGCTGCTAACACTTTCCAAGAAATGGCATTCTCAATTGAGAAAGTTACGGTTACTGCAAAGACCCGTGCTCTCAAGGCAGAATACTCGATGGAACTTGCACAAGACCTGAAAGCAGTTCATGGTCTCGATGCAGAAACCGAACTCGCAAACATTCTCTCTACTGAGATCCTTGCTGAAATTAACCGTGAAGTTATCCGCACAATCTACGGTGTTGCTAAGATTGGTTGCCAAGTTGGTACTACTACCGCTGGTAGATTTGACCTTGACACCGATTCGAACGGTCGCTGGATGGTTGAAAAAGTTAAAGGTCTGGCTTTCCAGATTGAGCGTGAAGCTAACACCATCGCCAAAACGACTCGTAGAGGTAAAGGTAACATTATGATTTGTTCGTCTGATGTTGCTTCTGCTCTCGCAATGGCAGGCATCCTCGACTATCAATCGGCTCTGGCTGGTCAAGTTAACCTGACGGTTGACGACACGGGTAACACATTTGCTGGTACTCTGTTTGGCCGTATCAAAGTCTACATCGATCCGTATGCTCCGACCTCTTCATCGACCGAGTTTGCTGTTATCGGTTATAAGGGTTCTAATGCATATGACGCAGGTATGTTCTACTGCCCATATGTTCCGTTGCAAATGGTTCGTGCAGTTGACACGGGCACCTTCCAACCGAAGATTGGCTTCAAGACTCGTTACGGTCTAGTTGCTAACCCGTTTGCTGAAGGTACTAGCGTTGGTGCAGGCGCTCTGACCGCACAATCCAACTTCTACTACCGTGCGTTCCAGATTGCTAACTTGATGTAATCTGAATAGAGTGTCACAATAATAATAATAAAAAGACACTCGTAATAACTTAAAGACCCGCCCTAAAAAGCGGGTCTTTTTTTATACATAAATAACCGTATGACCGATATTATAGTAATGTCTGACCTGCTCGATATAAGAGCAAGAAAACCAATTGAAGATGACCTTTATACAACAAGAAATATTTCTAACAAATCGTATTATTAATATGATTGAAAAAGAACAAGTCATTGATATTGGTCTACACATTAAGAAAACAATATGACAGCTTTAAATCGTAACCCAAGTAATCCTAATCCATTACAACCTAATAAGTTTCTATTGACATTTGGTCGTGTACCAAATATGCAATATTTTTGCCAAAATGTTACCGTACCTGGCATCTCATTATCTGAAGCCGTAATTACAAATCCTTTTGTTGACCTATATTCTCCAGGCGAAAAGGCCATTTATGATTTATTGAATGTTACTTTTATTATTGATGAAGAACTTAAAGGTTGGTTAGAAATACATGATTGGATTCGTGCGATGACCTTCCCTGTTTCTTTTACTGAATATCAAAAATTACCATCTCTAAACAAATACCAGTCCGCAAAAAATGATGTTAGTAAAAAGTTCCCACAATTTACTGATGCCTCTTTGACATTGTTTTCTTCTTCAAATAAAGAATACTACCGTTTTAAATTCTACGAAGTATTCCCAACAAATCTTTCAACTTTCATTATGAACTCCCAAGATGGGCCTGATAACATATTAACTGCCGATGCCACATTTCGGTATAGTTATTATGATGTTGAAAAATTGTTCTAAAACAGCTTGACATTCTAACCGTTTTTTGTTATACTCCTATAACAGGAGGCTTATTGGCATGAAAAATCTGGATGAAGTGTTAGAAGAATGGCGGAAAGATTCTGATATTGACCGTACCGAA